GCTTAGCCTCACATCATTAATCCAATCTGGTTGAATGGTGCGCCACTACTGGCGTAGTCCTGTCTACATCCGTAAGGTGTATAGAATGGCGTTCGACGCAAAGGCTATGCAGTATCGGCTCCGGGGCATTGGGATTCGTCCTGATGTAGCGCATTCATTGGTAACTGAGGTCCAGAAATGGATTCAAGGTTCCGGTGAGGAGTACACTGTCAGTAGGTTGAAGTTGATAAAACTAGACCTACTGCATCATTTCGCTGGCATACCTCCAGCACCCCGTGAAAAGGGTGATAGTTGGTATAAGCTCGTGAACGGGGTACCTAAAGGTTCTTTTGCGCCTCTCTTCCGCATGAGTAAGCGGGAGTTCAAGAAGGCGTGGAACGCTGTCTTGATCTACACCGGTCTTACCTTTGACCACCCTACGTTGAAGGTGACCGAGCGGCAGTGGCGGAAAGCAATTTCCTCTATACACCGTGTGGATTTGTCTACGGAAGTCTTCGTGGAGGGGCTTAAACTAGTTTTAAGTTCGCCAATCTCTAATCTGAAGATTAAAGTGGAAACAGAAACTGGCTCTCCCTTGTTGGATTTCCATGCGAGTGAATCTCGCAGGGCTCCACTTGACTCGGGTACTGTACCAGAACCAGAAGGAATCCTCAGTGGTTTGAAGGCTCTACAAGAGCGTCCTTTGTGGACCCAAATGAATTGGGATATTCTCAAAGGGACTCTCAAGGGAATCGAGGACCTTTTAATTCCTGAACTAGAGTTAAATCTAATTGATGAATTTAAGGCCGGTGTTACCCACGATGAGTTTGTGACAGAGAGACCCTTTATGGGTCAACTTGCCTTGATACAAGAACCGGGCTATAAGCTCCGGTCTGCAGCGAATCCGATCCGTGTCTATCAAGCAGCTTTAACACCGCTGTATGACGCGTTATCGGTTACCTTGCGTTCAATTCCACAAGACCACACATTCGACCAGGAAACTGGTATCGAAGCCCTTCAGAATTGTCTTAAGGGTGGTAGACGTGTATGGTGCACAGATCTCTCTAATGCATCAGATAACCTACCATTGGAGTTTCAACTCCACCTTTTGGCAAAGATGGGAGTTTCAACTCGTTGGCTGCAATTCTTTAAGAGTTGCTGTCGCGGGGACTGGATTGTGATCAAAGAGAAGCGTTCCAAGAGTTGGGAACGCATCCGTTGGACCGTGGGCCAACCGCTAGGCTTAAAACCCTCGTTTGCAGCATTTACCCTTTGTCACCATGCAATTGTACAATCCCTGTATCGACAGGAAGAGCCGCATCTAACCCCTAAGGATTATGAATATGGCATTGTTGGTGACGATTTCTGGACTTCTTCACCCAGAGTCGCATCGACCTATATTGATTTTATGAATCATATAGGGGTGCCTATCCAGAACCAAAAGGTTCTAGCAGCACCAAGCGTTGGAGAGTTTTTGGGTCGGATCGTTACTCCTGATAGAGTCTACCAAGGCTTTAAATGGAAAGGACGATGTTCGGACGAGTCCTTTGTGGACATGCTCCGGAATCTCGGCCCTTCAGCTATGTGCCTGCTCCGAACGCGCCAAAAGCGTGTTTTGGGGTTCATTGCGGAACTACCTGAGCCTTATGGTTTGGGTTGGAACCCGATGGGTAAACCTTTAGAGGAGCGGTTGACGCCCGAAGTTGAACGTTTGTTCACTCAGGACGAACGTTTACGATCGTTCCGTCGCCGTGCAGCAAGGATCCATGAGATGATGTGCCGTGATCAATGGATTTCTCCTTTGATCATGAGTCCATTACCCTCACGGTCCCTCGATTACGACGAGCTCTCTTCCGACCAGGAAGAGATGGAGTTAGTATCACAGGCTTTCCCAGGATGGGAATCCGTGGGTGAGCTTATGATACCTAACATTGTGCAACTTGCTCGCGAAAGCGATAGGTTTCACAATCTTCAGCGTGAGATCAGTGCAGTCCTTCGCCGCACCTCCTCCGTGGAAACACGGAAAGACGTTTCAACATTGGTTGTGTTGGAACGGAAGGTACAGAGAATGCTTGCCCGACGTCGAGCTGTAGGAGTGCGG